AGAGAAAGAAGACGAACCAATCTGGCAATCCCTAGAAGACCGCCCCGATTGGCTGCACCGCAAACTACAAGAAGAAAAGACTAGTGATGACTGACCAAGACAATTGCCCAACTAGCCGTGACGGCCAACACAACTACTTCATAACGGTCGGCAGTGGCCTCAAGAGCGATTTCGAGCCGGTACAGTACGGCGAGAGCGCCGCAGATACCTTGTATCGCCGGGTAGAGTTTAGCTACATGGCTTGCAAATGTGGCCAAGCAATTAAGCGGAAAGTACAGGTGGAGGGGTAATGTTACAACTCGGTGGCAATACCTTTGGATTATGCGTCTATTCCTGGGATAACTTCTGGTTCCGTGTTATGAAGCATGGCTTATCAGTTATGCCTTTGAAGGACCATAAGCCGTTGTTCAGTGAGCGCAATGGTAAGCGTAAAGCCTGGCATAGTTTGGGCCACTGCTGGAGGATACTTTAATGGCAGCCGTAAAACTCCACACGGGCCAAGTGGTCAATATCAAGGACAAAGAGAAGGCATACAGCATCTGGCGCGTGCTTACCCGCGAAGAAGAGGGCACCGAGGAGCAGCAAGCCTTCTGTGCAACTGTAGCCGCCATCTACCTGAACCGTAAAGACCCTGACTGCCCAAAGAGTTATCTAGCAGACCGGGCGAGTGTGCATGCCCTCATGGACAAGGGAAGTGTCAGTAGTACGTCATTTGCTAGTGTAATGGGAGTACGGAAATGACCCAGCAGGAAGTGTTGACCAAGGCTATTGAGAAGGCTTTTAAGGGTGGCTGGAAAGATGGAACTATTGAGGCATATGTAAAAGTCATATCCGTAGCTAACTCCGTTGTTATTAGAGGGATTATCTTCAATCATGATTTTGCCAGGGCTTTATGGGGTGAGAAAAAGGTAAAACACAACGCCCACGCTCTAATTAAGGATGGTAAAAAGGTCGGTGAATCATACGGTATGATGTTTGCTTGGGAAATCCACCTACAGCAAATGGTCATAGCCGACGATCCTATCAAATACCTAAAGGAGCACATGTAATGAGAGTGAGAAAATGAGCGTTGACGAACTCCAGCGGAAGTACACAAGTGGTGAGATAGGTTGGAATGACTTCATAGGTAATCTCCAGCATGTACTTAATCAAGAAAGAGCGAATCAATGAGACTATCCCGCAAAATGCCCTACAGCCAGGGTGAAGTAGCCGAGCAAATCGGCCAGCTGAATGACCTAATGAAGCAACGTGAGAAGAGTATGCAACTGGTTACCGTTCACCAGAAGTCAGCTAAGCATGCTACCTACCTCAAAGAGCTCGACCGGGCAGATGACAACATTGCTATTGCCCAGGAAGTCCTCGGTCGGATGTTAACTAAGAATGTGAAGGGGAAGAAGTAATGGCTGGAACAAAAGAGGGCGGTCTAGCCGCTGGCAGGACTAACAAGGAAAAGTATGGTAAGGACTACTACCGCATCATCGGGGCCGCTGGTGGTAAGAACGGTAAGACTGGTGGCTTTGCTGCTGGTGAAGAGGGCAGAGAGCGCGCCCGTGTGTTTGGTGCTATCGGCGGTAAGAAAAGTAAGCGTGTCTATACCGAGGCAGAGAAGAAAGCTAGCGGTGAGCGGTTACTAGCGGGACGGATGGCTAAGCGGGTATGAGTGATACTGATGAGAAGCTGAGAGAGATACTTTACTATAATGAGAATACTCCTGATTGGTATTGCGATGGTGTAGTATCTGATAAAGAGGCTATGGATAATCTCGAGCGATGTATTAGAGAAATCGAGCAAGCCTTTGCTGATGCTGGGTATATAACGCCAGAACAAGTAAAGCAAGTTCAAATGCTTGTTAATCAAATGGCAAGTACTGCACAGGATATGGCCAAGCTACCTGTTACCGTATGTAAACCCGGTATGATGACCGGCCAAGGGTTCTATGAGCGGTTTGAGAAACTTGTAATGGATGACATTTCAGATGATTCAGATTCTTTACAAGAAGCCAATAAACCAGTAATACGCGTGATGCTCAAATTTGCTAAACGTGCCGCTGGCATAGAGGACTTGCAAGCATAGCAATTTCTGGTGTAAACTGCGGGTAATATGGCAGCAGCCGACAACAGCCCTAAATCAGGCACAATTCAGGCTAATGGATTTGGTGTAGTAACTGACCCTTCAGTTGGCAAAGCTACCCAGTTCAAGCCAGGGGTCAGTGGTAATCCGTTGGGTAAGCCAAAGGGTTCTAAACACATCAATACTTGGGTGCAAGAAATATTGAGCGATGAAGAATTTGAGGCGGTATTGCTTGATAGTAAAAAAGGTATTGTTGAATATAAGGGAGCACCCTTGGTGGCTATCTTAAAGGCTCAAGTGCAAATGGCTCTTAACTCTAAGGATGAATCCATTAAAATTAAGGCTACTGACCTATTGTTAAAACACGGCTGGACACAGAAGATAGAGCAAGAGAATACTGGTCAACAAGAACTGATTATCAAGCATGTCCGCAGTTGAGGTAGAGTTACCCCACATCTACAAAGCTCGTGACTATCAGCGTGAGTTCTGGAATGCCTGGGACAGTGACCAGTACGACATCTTTGTACTGAACTGGCACCGCCGTGCTGGTAAGGATGTTACTTGTTGGAACGCCACCATTGACTACGCTAGCCAGTCGCCCATGACAGTCAAGTACGCTTTTCCTACTGGTGATATGGCCCGGGATAACCTGTGGGAATCCTATACTAACGACGGCCTACGCTTTACTGACTTCGTACCAGAAGCATTACGGTTCAAGCGCAACAAAGGTGACGACGGTCTGAATGATAGCCTCAAGAGTATTGAGCTGTTAACTGGCGGCAGTATCCGGGTCATATCAGCGCATAAGCCAGGTCGCTTACGTGGTGGTAATAGTAAGTTGTTTGTACTCAGTGAGTTACAGGCTATGGATCCCAGTGTGATTGACATTATCGAGCCCATCCTTGAGGCCAACCACGGCCGCTTACTGGTGAACCTAACTAGTAATGGTGACAGCGCCGCTAAGCGCATGGTAGAGGACTGGAAAGCTGACCCACGCGTGTATGTGAGCATCTTAACGGTTGAAGACACACCTGTGTTTACAGCTGAACAGATGGTGCGTATCCGTAAGCGAACCGTAGAGCGCTTCCTAGCTCGCGGTCAGTCAGAAGAAGAAGCCCACGCTTTTGTTGACCAAGAGTACTACTGCAACTGGGACAGCCCGGTAGTGGGTAGCTACTTCGGTGCTGCTATGCGGCGGGCAGCTGAACAAGAGCGTATTACCCGTGTGCCGTATGAGACACAACTACCGGTGCATACCTTCTGGGATTTAGGGGTAGATGACAGTATGTCCATCTGGTTTGCTCAGATACATAACCGAGAAGTACGCTTGATTGATTACTTTGAATCTAGTGGTGAGGGCTTTAGCTACTATGCCAAGGTGTTAAACGGTCAGCATGAAGGATTTGAGCATATGGGCGACTACCTGTATGGCAAGCACTATGCACCACACGATATCCGAGTACGCAATATGGGTAAGGATGCTCGTACTCGGCAAGAGGTAGCAGCAGACCTGGGCCTCAAATTTGAAGTGGTCAGGCGTGTCAGCCAGAAAGAAGATGGCATTGAGGCTATTCGAACCATCTTGGGCCGCTGCTGGTTCGACGAGGCAAAGTGCCAACGTGGTATTGAAGCACTCAAAGGCTATAAGAAAGAATGGAACGAGAAGCTAATGGTCTACAAGGACTCACCAGTACATGACTGGACGAGTCATGGCACGGATGCCTTTCAGACCATGGCCCTAGTTGTACCTGAGCTAACCACTAATGGCGATGCTGGTATTGCAACGGTAGTAGCCCCCGACCAACAGCTCCAGCCATTTGCAGCCGGTGAGATGAACCACAACATATCAAGGGCAATTAGGGAAAGCATGGAGGACTACTAATGCAATTGGTAACGATGTACATTTATGCTAGTCGTGAGCCAGCCGAAGAAATGACTTGGTATCACTGCTTTAATTGCAAGCGGGTGCTGTTTAAGGTCAACAGTAAGAAGATGTTGGTTAGCAATGCATATGGGGTTGGGTTTAAGGACGTTCCACCTAGTAGTATCTACATGGAATACCAGTGTCACAGCTGCAAAACACAGTATTCGATACTGTACTCATAAGCGCTAGTGTATACTGAAGCGTAAGGCAAGCTTTTATTTGTCAATCCTATCTGTTAAATAACTATGCGACTCATCTACTGGCTCTACCACAACGTCTGGGGAAACCTAGTTGCTTCTGGTATTACGACCACTATCGCTTACCTACGGTTACGTACACTGGGCCGCCGACACCACGAAGCACTTATCAACCACATAACGGAGACTAGCAAGTAATGTCAGTACGTTACGACCGCACCGCCCCTATCTACGACAATACTAATGTTGACAATATCTCTCAGCAAACGGGGGTCATTGACAAGTTACCGAGTCTTAGCCTTGACATAGATGACAATGAGATCGTTAAGAATCTTAACTACCGCATTGAAGAGTCTCGTGCTTACTGGGAGGACTCCAAAGGCTTTGACCTCAAGAATGCCCGTAATGAGAACCTGCGCTACTTCCTCGGTAAGATAGACGAGCAAGGGCTGTACAAGCACCAGCGGCAGTATAAAGAAAACCAAATCTTCCTCGGTGAAGAGAGCATAGTCAGCTACGTCACGGCTCAAATAGCGGGGCCTATTGCTGTTCCGGCCAGTCGCGAAGACCGGAGCAAGTTGTTTGCCTCTGACCTAGAGAAAGCAATCAAGGCGCACGGTGAGGATATTGTTGACCTTGAGCGGATTGTGGAACTAGTAGTCCGTAACATTCGGCTGAAGCGAGTTGGTATTGTGAAGTTCTACTATGACAAGAACTATGGCCCCAAAGGTGAGATTATTGCCGAGTCAATCAACCCTGAGCATGTGATTGTTGATAAGAATGCAGTGCTGGGCGGTAACCCCAACTTTGTGTGTCACGTACTGAAGAAGTCAGTAGAAGACCTCTTGAGCGAGTATCCAAGCAAGCGCAAAGAGATTATGAAGAAGCTGGGTATTCAACGTAAAACACCTAAGCAGATGAGCCAGGAGATAGCAGTACGCGAAGTCTGGGTCACCCATTACAAGGACAACGAGCCTGAAGAAG